AAAACGGATGAAGGAGGTATTGATAAGATCAAATATCTCAATGATGTTAAGACAGGAGTTATAAAAGAGAACGACCATCTTATGTTCAAATTGATGAATCCTGTAGATAAGAATACACATCCACCAGCAAAAATCGATCACACTTACTTAACGATGACACAACTTCAGGAGATAATGTGCGCCAAATTTGGAGCGCATTATATCCAACAAAATGACCTCGTAGCGCGATCAATGCGAATATTGCATGGTGAGCCTGCACACATAGATATATCACCTGATGATAAGGTGGAGTCGCAAGGCCCCAAATCTTTTCTGAAGAGAAATAAATATGTGTATCCAGACTTATACCGTGCATCAACGTATAATACGCTAGAGGAACGACGAAAGTATGAGGATAGTAGTGATGGTGGCATTCAATCAGATAGTTTTCTCACGAAGGTTAAACGAAAGTTTAAACGGAAGGAGAAGCATGCTGTCTATTTTGAACAAAACCACACAGATGATGAATATATTGATGACGATCTTGAATTGATGGAATTAAATATGAAACGAAAGACCAATGAAGTGAATATGATAATTGATGATTTTGCGTATGATCCCGATTATTGTGATGATTATTTATTTAACGTTACAATAGCGGAATTAGACTATAATAAGTGTAGTCCTGCGGTACGGGTGTACTGGGAAGGATACTATAATATGGTCCATCGCATTTTCAAAAATTGTATAGACATGATTGATTTTAGTGACAGTTGGGAGAGATTAAAACATATGAAGATGGGGAACCATAAAGTAGATTCCTTCTTCGCATGGTTTGCTCACCCAAATCGATTCAATGCTTTGAAACAATATATGGAGAGAAAAGCTGCAGCGATCCGTGATTTTAGATCAAATATCATGGTGCTTTTCGATAAAATGGAGCTGCGAGCGAAGAGTAGCGCGGTTGTGAAATTCTTTCAGGAACATCCAGGGATACCACGCGTTTTAGCATGGACAGCAACCCTAGCGGGAGCAGTTTTTGCTATAAAGCTTATCCATGGTTTATTCACTATGAATAAATCCGAGGAAGTTGAAACACAATCAGGTGAAATTCGCACAATGAAACATCAACCACGCCAATCACAAGTGCGTTATATGGCCAGACCACAATCTAATGACCAACAGAGTCGCGAAATAAACACTTTCCGAGTGCAACCAGCACTCTGGCGTGTCTATGGAACATCTGCTATAACGCTCCTAAATATTGGAGGACAAATGTTGCTCGGGCCATATCATTGGATGAATGCGCGCCGAGAGGGTGAATTAATAACAGTTCACGGACCAAGAGGGGAGGAGATCCCGCTACGTTACTATAGGTCTAATATGTATCGAGTAACTACAGCAATTGATACTGCAATTTGGAATGCTGGCCCACAAATGCCGGTAGGTAAGAAATTACTAGATCACTTCATAAGAAATGCTGAGGTGGCACAAGTTGCACAAACAGATGCGGTGTTATCGATCATAGGAGGAGATGACCGCGCCGAATTTAAAGTGGAACATTTTGTTATAAATGCACAACAGTTGACCCAGGCACTAACTTATCCAATAACTGACGAGACGATCAATTTGTCAGTAGGATGGAAGTATTATTGCAATACAAAAGTTGGGGACTGTGGTTCACCACTGATGGCATTAAACCCTATGGTACCACATAAAATACTTGGATTTCACGTTGGTGATATTCCAAAGAAAGGCGTGGGATTATCCACGTTAGTAACGTACGAAATGCTCGAACCTTTTTATGCAAATGAGTTTGCACGATGTAAAATGAACTATGTTGTTGGGGACTTAGATGATAAAGTGAAGATCAGAGTGAATGGTGGCATGATCACAGATTGTGGTCGAGCACCAAGTGAATATAGAGTTCATCCAGCACAAAATAGTGACATCATTAAGATACCATTCTTATTTGATGAAATATTTCCACACTGTAAAGAACCATCTGTACTTACATCACATGATCCACGTAACATATCTCATTCTTCTCCATTTTATAATGGTTTGCAAAAATACACCACTAGTGCAATTCCCTTTCCCAGGGAGCCGTACCAACTGGCAATATCAGAGGTTGAGCAAATACATAAAGGTTGGCAGAAATGCCATCCTGAACCATTGTTGAGCCTCCATGAAACCATAAATGGAAATAAGTTATTGGGATATAAACGTCTTGATATGTCTACATCTCCTGGAGTTCCATATATTCATTGGAGAGGACAATCCAAAGAAGGCGGTAAGAAGTTTCTTTTCCAAGAAACAGCTACGCCAGATATAATGGATTATGATCCTCCTCTGGATAATGAAGATGTTATTTATGAAATTAAGGATAAACGGATTGAACAGGAATTGATTGATGCTATTGATTTGGGTGTTGAAGGTGAGGCCGTGCCAATGGTTTTCACAGCTACACTCAAAGATGAAACAGTGGACTTAGCTAAAATACCAATTGCTAAGACTAGAGTGTTTATGGCAGCATCAGTCATAATGACTTTGCTTATCCGAATGTTCTTTGGGAGGTTTACAATCTCCATGATGAATAACAGAGACTCCTATAGTTCTATTGGCATTGATGTCTACTCTTCGGAGTGGAATGATTTGTATAATAGATTACGAGCGAAGAGCGATCGCGGAGTACCAACTGATTATCGAAATTATGATGGTAAACTCCTTGCGACAGTGATGTGGGACACTGTGCAGCTCTATAATAAGTGGTATTCATACCACTACCCACGAATGAAAGGAAGAGTCAAGATTGGATCTCGTCTCTTCGAGTTATCAATGGCGCAAATGAATAGTATGCGGAATACTATAGCACGCGCTTTGATACACAAACAAGTTGTTTGTATTGACTGGTTATTCATACTTCGGTGTGCTAACCCGTCAGGAAGTGCTATAACAACCCAAATGAATAGTACCGCGAATGCGATATATTTGAGGACGGTCTATTATATTCTGGTTCCACCAGAAATAGGATCGTATGACGAGAATGTAGAAAATGCAACTCTCGGAGATGATAATGTATCAGCAATAGTGGCACTTGCACTTCGATACTATAACATGGACACAATAAAAGCGTGTTTTGCGTTATTTGGTATCGAAATAACATCTGCAGATAAAGAGACTCATCGTACTTATACAATGGTCGATGATATGACTTATCTAAAGTGTTCATTTGTTCCGCATCCAGATTACCCATGGATTAAAAGAGCTGGGTTAAATAAGTCGTCAATTCTCGACCAACTGAATTGGACGCGAAAAACCACAGATATAGTCTCTGCGGCTCGCCAAAACTGCGAGAATGCATTGAGACAAATGTATTTCTGGGGTCGTGATGACTACAACAGATTAGTTGACGGCATAGATCGCGCAACGGAAGGACTTCCTTATTGGAAACCGATCGAATATACTTACGAGTATTTCGATCGATATTATACTGATAAGTAGATGTCCCTCCGGGGGCATCTAGGCAACAGACATGTAGCAACCAGAAGCTTAACTAAACATATCGATGTTAAGGGGAGAGGTCGCCATGGTTCTGTTGTTGAAAGAATTCTTTTGC